TAAAATTTCACCCTTATGGGAAATTACAAACACATTCGTATTATCATCAAGTGAATTGAGTATTTTCAGGAAAGCTTCAGTTCCATCAGCATCCAAAGATGAATCAAATACCTCATCCAAAATCAACAGATTTGTGTTCACACTATTTTTGAGTTTAGCAACCATTCTCCATGTAAATAGTAGAGCAAGATCTATTCTCATTTTCTCACCTTCAGAGAAAGAAGAATAGGAAAATTCATCACGATACTGAGAACGTATCGTTTCATTGAAATTTTCATCAATAGAAAAGTTTATTAGAAATTCTAGTTCGTTCAAGTATTTATTCACATACTTGTTAATTATAGGAACGTACTGCCGAATAATCTTTGTCTTTATTCCAGAATCTCTCAACAACTCATTAGCGTAATTGTATAGTTGCTTAGTGTCACATTGTTCTTCGTAATCTTTCTGTAACTCTACTAACTCACTCTCTAATAATTGTAACACATTTAGTTCTGAATTGTCAAGTTTTTTCTTATCTTTTAATTCATTGATGTCTCGTTGTGTTCTATCGATGTTGTTATCCAATGACTGAATTTGAGATTTAGTAGAAGCAAGTTGATTATTCTTTTCCGAAATCTGTCTTCCAATATTACGAAATTCCTCAAGTTGTATTTTCAGTTGTTGTATTTCATCTGATATTTTTCCTAGTCCGTTTTCTTTCTCTACGATACTAGTAGAAAGAGTAGAGATTTTTTCTTCCTTGAATTCATTGTCTATGAGTTGTTTACAAGTTGAGCAAGTATCGTTTTTCTCGTAGAACTTGATTTCCTTCTGATCTTGCTTTAACTTGATTTGGATTTGATTTTGGAGATTGCTGAACTCAGAGTTTTTTGATTGAACTTTATCCTCAGAGAAAAGTCTACTACTCAATGTCTCAATATCACTATGATAAGATGTGAGAGAATCTACAGCTGTTGTTTTCTGATTTTCAAAAGTCGAAATGTCTGATTCTTTTTTTAGAATATCAGATTGGTTGTCTTCTGAGAGTCTTTTGATATAATTCTTCTGCATCGATATTTTGGATACATTCAAATCTCTCTTAGTTTCATTCTCCATGATAGACGTTTTCAGCTCAGAGTTTTTCACCTTGAGCAAAGTATTCATAGAAGAAAATATCTGAATGTCAAGCAAGTCTTCGACAATGGTTCTACGGTCAGATTGTTTCAGTTGCATGAATGGTTCAAATGTGGAACTCCCCAAAACAACAATCTGAGTGAATGATTTGTAGTTCAACTTCAGTATCACCTTTTCCAAATATTCTTGGTAGTCACGATTGTTTGCCAGTTGGTCAAACATCTTACCACCTTGTAGTATTTCAAATACATTTGGTTTCACACCTCTACGAACAGTAAAGTCTTTATTACCGATAGAGAAATCAATCGTAACCATCAATGCTTTTTCGTTGATGGTATTCACTAGTTGAGATTTGTTGATATTACGAAACGCTTTACCGAACAATACAAAGGTAAGAGCATCTAAGATAGTAGATTTTCCCGAACCATTTTCACCAATAATAAGTGTTGTGGGTGACCTATCGAAAAAGACAGTAGTAGGAACATCTCCTGTACTTAGGAAGTTACTCCAAGTAATCTTTTTAAAAATTATCACTTACCCTCATTAAGAAGATGTGGTTTATTGCCATGTTCAAATTTATGTTCTGATTGTTTTATAACATCTTTCAAAATAATACCAACCATCTTGTTAAAAGTAATATCTCTCTCATGTGCCTGAAGAGCAACCCCCATAAAATCTTCATCTGAAAGTTCTATATCAACTGCTGTGTGGGGGGTTTCATCTTTACCAATTTCAACTGATTGAGTTCGATTTCGTTCTTTAGTGAACACATTCGATCTATCAGCTCGTTCCTGTCTGTCTCTTCTTCTATCGTCTTCATCTTGTGAATAGTTTGTCATACTTTCTTTTCCTTTTGAGTTTTGTTATAATCTGTTTGAGATATAAAATTAGCATTGAATGAAATACTTCTACGTTCAGTGTCACCTTCTTCACAACGATAAGGATATACCATGTGTTGTTGTTTGGCTCCAAAAATAAAAAAATCACCAACAGCAGGTCTTAGTGTTAATGAAGGTTGAGAAAACTCCGTGTCATTTGAAGAATTTGACACAAAAGTAATAGCGCCGTCATCCATATCTCTATGGTCTTTTTTGCACGGTTCAAATTTTGGAACTTTGAGATACATCACACAAGAAAGTTGACATTGAGTATGTATATGAATAGGATTATATTCATTTGGTTGTTGAGAAACTACCCACATTGATAACATTTGGACTAACCAAGTTTCCTTTTTAATTTCTTCTACATTAAATGGATACTGTTGACATTTTTGTTGAATTACATACTGTTGAATTACATCGTGAAAAAATTCATATACTTTAGTCATCTTCAAAATCTCATGGTCTACTAATAATTCTGTTTCTATTTGTCCAGCAAGATTATGACCATGACTTAAAGATTTTTTATCATCAATTACCCTGTCACTGATGTCAATCATTTTTTGTAGAATTTCATCCGGCAATTTTGTATGCATCACTGGAACAGACCAAGGCTGTAACATTTTTAATGGCATTTGTAATAGTAACGGATTCATCCCTCCTTTTTCTTTTTTAGCATCTCTCTCAGCTCGTCTTCTTTCTTGTCTGTTACTCACGATTGACCTTCTAACAACTCTTTTTTCTTTTGTTCGTTGTAATAGTCAGTTTGAGACATAAAATTAGCATTAAAAGATACACTTCTTCTTTCTGAATCTCCCTCTTCGCACCAGTAAGGATTGACTGAATGTAATTGGTTAGACCCAAAAATAAAAAAATCAGCAACTACTGGCCGTATTGTCATATTGGGATGCGAAAAATCTTTATCTAATGACGCGTTTGATATAAAGGTAATAGATCCATCATCATGCTGTCTATGTTCTTTTTCGGATGGTAAAAATTTTGGAACTTTGAGATACATTACAGCAGAAATTTGACATTCTGTGTGAAAATGAATAGGATTATATTCTCCTGTTTTTTGAGAAACAACCCACATTGACAACATTTGGGACAACCATGTTTCTTTCTGAATGGTTTCTACATTATAGGGAGATTGTTGAATTTTTGCGAAGATTACAAACTGTTTAATCATAGCATGAAAAAACTTATCCAAATCATTTTTTTTCAAAAGTTCAGTATCTACAGTCAATTCTGTTTTTATTTGACCAGCAAGTCTGGCTCCATGACTTATAGATTTTTCATCTGATATCATATCATCGGAAATTTCAATCATTCTGTCTAAAACATATGGTGGTAACTTTGTTCTCATCAAAGGAACCGACCAAGGCTGTAACAAATCTATTGGCATTTCAAGTGAAAGAGCATCATTTTCTTTTTTGGATATTTTTTCTTGTTTTCTTCTTTCTTGTCTGTTCATTATACTGTCTCCATAGTTAATGCCTCTCCGTACAGATCTTGCATCAATTTATTCAAATCTTCTTTGTTTTTAATTTGTAATCCATCTACACAGTTACGAATTACACTCATTGTATCCTCGACATCTTCTATTCCATCTATATCATCTCCTAAATCTTCGATGTCAAAAAGATTATCAACCACCGAAATATTACTAGCTCCAGCATCAATCAACTTATCCATTAGTATTTCAAACAAATAATTGTTGTCTTTGTTTTCAATAATTATTTTTACATAAGTATCTTCATATTTTGAGAGGTCACCATAATCATTTTTCTCATCATTGTAATATATTTTATGAAACATCGAATAAGGATTTACTATGAACTCTGTTTCCATTGTTTCTGTGTCATAGATGTGAAACCCTCTTTTGTCATTGTAATCACTCCATGTTATTTCATATGGATTACCAAGATATGTGATATTTCCAGTAATAGAACGATGATGAAAGTGGCCAGAAAACACTCTTTGGAATGCCTTGAACATTGGTATCGAATGACCTTCCATTGCAAAAGAACCTTTATCTTGTTCTATTCCCACAATTTGTAAATGACCAAACGCTACTTTAGTTCTTGTCTTCTCAATGAGTTCTTTTGATTTGTCTTCGTTGTCAGCACATATCCATGGCAGAAATAATACCTTGTGGTCTTCAGTCAGAGATACTTCACAAGGGTCAGAATATACTGTCACATGATCCATTCCCTTTGTCAATTCTTCCATTGAATTGACCTTGAGAGTATTCTTGTAATAGATGTCGTGATTACCAACAATAATTTTGACATTTCCACCCATTTCCTTGAGAGGGTGAAAAAATATCTCTTTCATTGAATTGAGAGTTTTATAGTTGATGAATTTCCGTCTATCAACCACATCACCCAAATGAATAACTTCTGTTATTCCTCTCTCTTTTAGAGTAGGGAAAAATGTATTTTCGTAGAACTTGCGAAAGAAGTCTAGAAACAAGAGACTATCGTTTCTAGCACCAAAGTGGGTGTCTGTCAGCAAAGCGATCTTCATACACAAGCTCTCATAAAGGCAGTCAGGGGAGATAGTTCTAAAATAGCATCATCTTTTTTCTTTGTTACTACTTTAGGTTTTTTCTTTGCTCTTTTCTTTTCCTCAAACTGATAGATGAAATCGTATATATTAGCACGTTTATCTACAGTCATCAAGGTTGCTCCTGCTGCTATACCACTCTGTTCACCAGCAGTCATATTTTCCATATCGGAATTATCTTCTATAGAATTATACTCATCCATTTGTTTGTATTTTATATAAAGTTGTTTCTTTTCTTTTTCGATTCTTCTTAGGAAGGCGTAGTATATAATCTGAGTGAAATAAGCAAATGGGTTTTTGGATTTTTCTGGATTAAAATTACTAGCGTACATCACACAATTTTCTATTCCATCACTTACCATCTCTTCACGAAATGCATAATTTATAAAATTTGGTCTATGAGATAATCTTTCTGCTATTTTGAGGAAACATTCACCTGCGTAATCTGGTAGTTGAGGTTTACGTTCATCTCCGTCATTAACTGACTTGAGATATTCACCTCTATATTCTCCCATGACTATTAGAAACTTTTCATTGTCTACATAATGTTGTTTTGTTCTTGGTCTAGCCATATGAATCCTTTAGTAGTAATTGTTGATAATATACTATTATAACAAGTTATATCGATAAAGTCAAGTGTTATTTTTTTGTTATTCTGATAATAAAGCCTTGACATTTTTGCCGTGGCATGGTATATTGACTCTGTAGTCATTGATAAATGAATGCAGCAGCAGCTAGTTAATCAAACTGTTTGTTACTTCTAATGATTCAAATTCATCCTCTCCCTCTTCTCTTCCCTGTTCTAGAAGTATTTCATTATACAGTTTTGTCATCTTCTTAGATAAACTTGTCATTGTCACCACATACTTTGCGGCTACAGGAATTATATCATCATCCGTATAAGGTATCCATTTCGTAAAACGAACCCCCTCCTCATCTTTTTCAAATACATGAGTTATTTGTATTGGATGCTTTAGATTAAAGAACCCATCGGTTGGTTTCAAGTACACAGCCAGAATTTCTTCTCCTGTCGAAAGTTTTATATATTTCCGTGATGCCATATTATCCTTTGAGATTTACTACATAGATTTTATAAGGAAATTGTTCAGAACTATAGATTTTTATTCTTTCCGAAAAGTGATTCAAAGTGTAGTTCTTTCTATCATTATAAGACAAATCATCAGAAATATCATAAAGACTTGCTGATTCTTTGGTATCTGACTTTCTCAGACCTCTACCTATCGATTGTAAGTTTCTAATACGACTCTTAGAAGGAGAAGCGAAAACAATGTTGTGAAGATTCCTAATGTTGATGCCGGTACTGTATACACCATAACTTGCACATATAATAGCATCCTTTTCCTTCTCGATAAGTTCTCTGACTTTTTCTCTTGTATCTGCATCTGTTCCTCCATAAACAAAAAAGATTTTTCTGGAAGGATCGATGATTTCTTCCAGTATTGAATGTAGAATATTACCATGTTTTTCAATCAACTGAAATAAAACTAATGTGTTTCCAGTTAGACCTTTTACCAAATTACAAATATAATTATTTCTCTTTGGGTGACTTACTAGAAAGTCTATTTCTTCTTGATAGTTCAGTTTTGATACTGTGATACATTCTTTTTTAGTATATTTAAGAATAAGACATTTTATAGCAATCGATGATAACGTCTTATTCTTGATAAGTTCTTTGGTGCTAGTCACTTTTTTTGTAGAACCAAACAACCCTTCAAGTATTAATTTATGTACTTCAACTTCATCTAATGTTCCTGTAGTTCCAATCCGATGAGGTGTATTTTCCAAATTCTTCATTATTGTAGTAAGAGAACGAGCTTTGTAAAGATGTGCTTCATCTCCTATTACCAAACTAAAATCACTAAAGAAATCCTTGTTCAGTCCATAAAGTGATTGCCATGTTGAAATGATGATTGGTTTGTCTGTCTCTTTCTCTTGACCACCAAATATTTTGTGGACGAAATTTTCGACCTCAAACGTTTTGTCTGCCTTTGCGTATGCCTCAAAGTCTGAATACATCTGACTTACTAATGAAAGAGTAGGAACAATGACCAATGATTTTTCAGGAAAGTAATATCGAATCAAATAGTAAATGATAAGAGATTTCCCAGAAGCAGTTGGTGACAATAATACACATCGTTTTTTGTCTATCGAATGTCTGACTGCAAGACTTTGGTAATCTCTGAGTTTGTATTCACAAGGAAATGATGTAAGAAAATTAAAGTATTCATCGTTGGATATTGGTTCAAGAATATCCCCTGTATTATCTATAATCTCATATTCACGGTCATTTGAAAATCTTTTTATCTCTGGAATAAGACCATAATAGATTCTGTTACTATCCATATTGAAAAGGTAAACGTATCCATCCCATTTTTTTCTTCTAAACATGGGCATGAACTGATAACCCTTTGGCCTGAATCTAAAATAATGATTCAACTCCATCTTCACATGAGGTTCACAGATAAGTCTAACGAATACCTCAGTATCCTTTTCCATCAATATCTGTGTGGTCATCCAAGACCTGCAACGAATTTTCTCCAATTGATTGCATTGTTGATGTGAAAACTTCTATTCTCAATCATAGAAAGAACAGATTTTAGATACTCAACTTTACCTTTTTGTCCGTTCATAATCTTTTCGGCCTTCTGTAAAACTTCATCAGCACCGACATAGTGACGTTCTAACTCTGTCTTGGATACTCTAATGTTATGGTCAGGAGCCTTTCCGTTCTTAGAAATGACAACTTCCCATCGTTGCTGAAAGAGGACTTTCCAATGAGTTTCAAGGTCACTCATTTTTCGTTTCTCTTTAGAATAGATGTCTAGATATTTTTGGTGTACATTGGGTATGTTTAGAGACTCATTATCCAAGTCTTTGTCATCAATGTGAGCATCTTCTTCCCACATCAACATAATTTTTTCAAGTTCCATAATTTTAGTTATTCAGTAAATTCTTTATCTCATAATTTGTGTAACGAAATGTTGCTGTAGCAGTAAAATATTCAACATCAGTAGCAGCACTACTGAAATCCAAAGATGATATTGTTAATGGAAACGCTTCGTAGAAATGAAATTCCATTTGTGGATTCATTCCACTTGTTAAAATAGTAAGAACAATAGTAGATACTGTTCCACCTCTAGGAGTAAAATCAGTTTTTTCTTTAAGTAATTTATATTTTTCATGACCTTCAGCAAAACCTAATGCAATAATACGGTCATATATTTCAGTCCAGTTTTTTAAATGTTCATCAACTATAAAAGATACTGATAACTCTTCAAATGAAACATTGGAACCAGCATAAGGTATATTTGCAAATGGAGTGGCAATATCAACCGCATCTATAGAAACGCCGGGAACATTTACTGATTGACAAAACCAAGTAAGATGTGGAGCATCCTCTATCGATAGACGGAAACTTATATTGGAAAGATAATTTAAATTGTCTGGTACTTTGTTTGATGCGGCCATAGATTCCTTTTGTGTTATATTACTATTTATGTAACATTTTTTCAAACTCTGGATATGAGATATCTTTACCAACAAATACGAAATTATTATTTGGAAACTCTTCTTCTATTTTCCTATGTTGAACAATCCAATCTTGACTCTCAACATTAGAAATAGTCGTAGATGAACCAAGATAAACACCCGAACTTGTTTGATTGTGAAAATAATCATAACCCACACAATACAATGTTTCGTTTGGATTTTCCAAACAAGATATTCTCAGAGCAACTGTTTCTGTAATCCAATCATCATATTCATTTCCCCACCAATCAATGTTTTTTGTCAAATCGTTAGAATCTATCCAAAGAAAATACATCATTCCTTCGTGAGCAAATTGTATAAAATTTTCTGTGGTTGGTTCGTTCTCTGCGATTTTCATTCTCTTATCCGTAGTTTGTTTCATCATGTCATAATGAAAACTTGGAATGAGAGTAAAATTTCTGAAATGACAAACGTGTTTTTTGGTGTGACCGTTAGCGATAAGTTCTACAGTTATTCCAATATTCTCACTAACTAGATTATCTGGAATGACTCGATTGTAGATATAATCACAACCGTATGTAGTGTGGTTATTGAAGAGGGTTACATCGGAAATGGTTTTAGAATAACCATTACCTATTACTATCAACATTTTATTCTCACAAGAAAATGACTACAAACAAAAAAAGGGAGCAGATTTCTCTACTCCCTTTTACAATCCTACTATATGTAGGGAACGGATTACATCAAGTTGCTAATAGCAGCTTTTCTGTAATAAACGTTCAAGTGAGGATTGGTTCCAAGAACACCTGTCATACGACCAGTTGAAGCACTTGCATTTTCAGCAAATGGATTAGCAACTAGACCATAACGTGTCTTGAAAGCAATTTGTGGTTGAAAACTAGCTGAATCAACTGCACGAACCATTTGCAATGGAACGTAAGGACAGTAGAATATACCAGCATCCATAGGTGAATCACCCTTGTAACCAACACAATAGAACTCTTGTGCATTTGCATCTGCATAAGGATCAACATAAACTTTATATCGACCATTAAGAACACCAGCAAATGTGGAAGAGGATGTATCTGAATTAATATCAGTACTCATTGCAGGAGAATAATCCAACATTCCAGCCATTTGAAGGGCGGAAGCAACATCAGAAGATGTCATAAGGATATTTCCTTTACCTCTACGAGTGTCTTTACCAATCTGGTTAGCATCTTTTTCAATCTGCATCATCAGACCTTTGAATTTTTCAACCATCCAACGACCGTTAGAATCGGTGTCAAGGTCAAAAATTCCAGCAGTTGTTGTTCCAATTTGAGCACCAGCTGCAGCGTTTATGTAAATCTTACGAATTACTTCACGGTTGATCTCAACTAGGATTTCACTAGAAAGAATGTTAGCAAGTTCTGCTTCTGCATCCAATCCATGAACAGCACGTAAATCCTGTGCTAATTCCATAGAATACGAACCTTTAAGAGCTCGTGTACCAGCAGCGATAGAAATCTTCTCTATTGAGAAGGACATTTCACCAGCAATATCACCTTCACCACCGTCTGTTTCCAGAGCACTTGATGCGGAATATTCGTTACCAGTTTGTGCAGTACCATCAGCAGCTGTGATCAAAAGACCAGGCGTTTTAACTAAGTCACCAGATGAATGTCCTGGCGTACCAGATTCACTTGCGACTGTATCAGCATTAACACCAGGCATTTCAGCTCCAGCCATTGTATTAACACGACTTTTGAGTGCGAAAATAAGACCTGTTGGCCCAGACATTGGTTGTACACCACAAACGTCATATGCAACTAACTGAGGCATAGCACGTCGAACCATTGAGATCAAAACTGGATCTGCAAAATTCAAACCTGCTGTTTGTACTGAGTTTCCAGCAACACCACCTAAAGATGGGTTAGTGGATGTCAAAGCATTAATTGTTGTTGGTGTTGATTCCGACAATAAACCGCCACCAGATTGCATTGCTTGATCTTGAGCGTATTGGTGTTCTGTGTTCTCAAGACACATAGCTGTAACGGCACGTTTGTGACTATCCGTGATCTTAGGAAGATCTGGATGATCCAAAACTGGAGCCCACTTTTCAGATAAACTTTGTTCTAGTTTCATATTATTTTACTCCTATAATATGGATTAAAAAATTGTAATATTTAATTACGAGCAATAGCTTTGCTATATGCTTCCATAATGTTACCCATCTCAACAGGAGTTTCCTCTTGTTCTTCTGAACTAACATTTTCTTCACTGATAACTTCATCCTTTTTAACTTGACTAGGGAAATAACTTTCCTTAATCTGTTTTACTTTACTTTCAAAATCTTCAACATCGCCTTCTTCGATTGAAACACCTTCTGTAAGTGTCTTCAACTTTTCAGATTGTGTATCAGCAAGGTCATTACTAACTTCTTCGACAATCTTGTTTTTGCGATATTCGTTAAGTTCGCTTGTGACCTTAACATTTTCTTCAATTTTACCATTTAACTTAGTTTCTAATTCCTCAACGCGGTCAAATAAGTTCTCAACCATGTCTACTTTTTCTTCTGGAACTTCGATGTAATGTTCTGTGAATAGACCTTTCAAACCAGTAATGAACTCTTCTGTAATTTCACTTCTAAGTGAACTGTCGAGTGCTAGTTCGTTTTCTTTCATCCATTCTTCAACAACATAATTCAAGTATCCGTCAACTTTTTCTGTCAACTCATCTCTAAAGGAGATGATTTCTTCTTGAAGATTCTTGTTGGATTCTTCTTCTAGTTCTTCGGTCTTTTGTGTTACAGCTTCCAAAACTTTCTGATAAACAGCTGCTTCAAAAATTGTAGAAGCTTTTGCTTTGAAATCTTCGGAAAGTTCTTCTCCCTGAACCAATGCTTCGATGTCTTCTTTGACATTGATTTCTGGAATATCAGATGGTTTTATCTTCTTTTTCTTTTTACCAACTTCATCTTTTTCGACATCAGAATCAGTTGGGGTTGGCCCACCTAAATCTTCTGCTTCAGCAACACCCATTAAATCGTTATACTTAGCGGTGACTTCTTCTTTTTTCATACCGTTAACTTTGTCAAACAATGCTTTGATCATTCCAGACTTAGTAGAAGGCATTTTATCTTCTTGGACTTCTTCCACTTTTGCTTCTGGAGTCTCAACAAGTTCATCCTGCTGTTCTACTTCTTCCAGAACTTCATCTTGGTTTGTAATTTCTTCGTTACTCATTTGAAACTCCTAAAAATTTATAGTAAATTGGTTCGTGTTAATATTT